GACATGTGAATTTTCAGCGTTGCCTGTGGATAACTCTGTGGATAACTTTTTATCAAGGTAGGCTATAAACTCGTCTGTCATTGGTATGTCTGACACACAGATAAAGATTTCAAAACCTTTTTTATAGCCTTTACTCTTTCTAAAAAGTGCTGCATACTTCTTGTGTTTCAACTCACTGAACGCTGCTCGGTGTGAGCTCGCTCCGTTTGTCGAACGTTTTTCAAGCTCCGTCAGGTATATCCGCCAGTCACTCTTATTTGATAAGATTTCAGCAAGTAGCCCTTTTGCTTGCAAGCTCAAGCTAGTATCTTGGAGAAATCTGTTGTTCATGCTTGTATAATTTTCATCAGTATTAGTGAAAGATATACTTCATTCAGTTACGCTCCTTTCTTGTAAATACCTTGAACGATGTCATAGTAAGCATGGCCGCTAGGTATGACATATTTGGTTAGATCATCAACTCTGGAACCGTCCGCCATAATGTTGATTATGGTTGGTTCCCATTTTTTTCGTTTCATGTTATAATTACCTTTGAATTATTTACCATAGCGGCTGACTCTGGCAGGGGTCAGCCTTTTTTGGTGCCTTGGCGACACTGGAGAACTAGCGAGGACTTTTGGATTTTATTTTTAGGTGTCATTATAAAATCATCTAATGGTATTGCTTACGTTTCAACTGAATTGTTGCCCCGCTAGCTCACTAGTGCCGTCAAGGTGACATCCTCAATCCTCTTGTTCGATGATTGGCAGGATGTCGATAGCTTTTAAACGCTCGTACAGAAAGCGTCTTCCAAGCTGCGTCCAGACTGTTGTCATGTTGCTGTGGGGTTTGCCGTCTTTACCAACATAATCAAATGTTCGGCTTGTTGCGTAGCCTTTAGCAAGGTATTTGGCATATAGTACCCACTGACCATTGACAGTGCGTTGGATTCGCTCTCGTTTCAAGAGTTGGTTCATTTTGCGAGCTGACATTCCATAATCTTGAGCGATTTGGGTGATTGTCAAACCGTCCTTGGTTTGTAAAATCAAATCTAGGTAATCAGCGTTTTTAGTCGCTTCTTCCAACTCAATCAAGAGGTTTTCGTTTTGACTTTCCAAGAGCTTGATTTTCTTATCAGCCATGAGCAACGCCCTAGCCATGATTTTCTCTGGGCTGTTGAAGTCCTTTTCTACTTGGATGAAGTATTCTCTGACTTCGTGCCCTTTGCTTGTTTTCGACATCATAGCTAGATGTTCAGCCATTCGGATTGTAACAGCATAGTCTTGCAATTCTCGAACGGCACCGTTATTTACAAGCGTAGTTCCAACTACACTTGTAAAATCTTCGTTCTCTTTAAACATTTTGAAGTTTTGCTCAACCCACTGACTGAATCGAGTTTTTACTTCTAATGTTTTGTGAAGTTGTCTCGCACTAATGATAGGCTCATTGTTTTCGTTTAACGTTACATTAATTAATTCGTTCACTGATCGCTCCTTTCTTAATTCTTAACTTGAATTTAATTCAAGTTTTACTGTAAAAAAATATCAGATACCGTACAAATCAGACGATTGAATGTGGTATTTATTACAAATGATTACCATGTTCTTAGGAGAAATAGAAAGCACGTTCTTCTCCCAAGCGCTGACTGTTTGAGCTGTCGTACCAACGCTTTTAGCAAATTCTTCTTGCGTCATATTATGACGGGCTCGAAGTTCTTTGATTGTAATCTTTGGAACTATTTTTGTCATTTTGTTCCTCCTCTCTAACTAACTTACAAACATATTGTAACTTGAATTTAATTCAATGTCAACAGTTTTGTTGATTTTTTTTCAAGTTTTTTTAGTTTTTTTAAAAAACAACTTGAAAGTTAGGAAAGTCTACTATATAATGCTAATATAAACAGCAAGGAGAAAGATATGGATTTTAATAAGCAAAGAGGAAGTAGAATTGAAAGTTTGAGAGCTAACAAGGGCATTAGTCAACTTGAATTAGCGAAAATGTTAGGGTATAAGTCTGACTCAACTATTTCGAAGTGGGAAAGCGGCGCTAGTATTCCGACGGGGACAAAGATTGTAAAATTAGCTCAAGTTTTAGGAACTTCCACGGACTACATCTTGTATGGAGTCAAAAAGCCTGCTATCTCTGATATTCAATCTATCTATGATGACCTAAATGACATAAACAAGAAAAAAGTAGTAGATTTAGCTCTTGCTTTGCGTGATAAACAAAATAGAAAGCCAATTCAAATGACTACTGTTTTTATCACAGGCTTTGTTTCTGCTGGTAACGGGGTCATGCAAGACGACTATGTAGACGCTGAAATCACAATTCCCTCTAATGAGGTTCCTGATGAATTTGATAGCATTGCAAAAGTAATAGGCGAAAGTATGTCACCTAAAATAAAAGACGGAGACCTACTTTTTATCAAGCATACCCCGCAAGTAGAGAATAACGATATTGCAATTTTTCAAGTTAACGGCGAGAACTATGTCAAACAGCTCAAATCAAACGGGACACCATACCTGAAATCACTTAACCCCGACTACGACAATGTCTATCTTTCAGAAAACGACGACATCCGAACGATCGGGGAAGTGGTAGATATCTATAGAGTTTAAATTATGTGCAATCACTGAACCACATTAAAAGCTGGGAGGAAATTTTATGAAAAAATTATTGTCTGTAGGCTTAATAAGCCTTTCCATTGTAAGTCTTGCTGCTTGTTCTCAAGCCAAAAGCACGTCTTCTCAAACTAGCTCGACGTCAAAGGCTAAAACTGAGCAGTCAAGTGAGAGCAAAGTCCCAAAGGAATACAAAACAGCTGTAACTAAAGCTAAACAGTATGCTAGTACCGTTTATATGTCTAAAGAGGGATTGCGTGCTCAACTCGTAAGTTTTGATAAATACTCTCAAGAGGCCGCTGACTATGCTGTAGAGAACTCTGGTATTGATTACAACAAACAAGCTGTTGAAAAAGCGAAACAATATCAAGATACTGTGGCTATGTCTCCAGACGCAATACGTGATCAATTGGTAAATTTCGACAAATTTACACAAGAAGAAGCTGACTACGCTGTCCAAAATCTGAAATAAGATAATAAAAAAAGCCCTACACTCACCGTCGCCAAACTTCGAGTGTAGAGCTAGCACCACAGAAAAAATCGTGTAAACTGAGAGCAGTCTTACAAGTCTTTTTCTGTACCCATTTTAACAGAATTGAGGTACAAACACAATGACAACACATAAAGTTGCTATCTATGTCCGAGTGTCAACCACATCACAGGTTGACGAGGGCTATTCAATCGACGAGCAAAAGGCAAAGCTAACAAGCTACTGCGAGATTAAGGACTGGAATATTTACGAGATATACACTGACGGCGGTTTCTCTGGGTCAAATACCGAACGCCCTGCACTAGAGCAGTTGATAAGAGACGCAAAGAGAAAGCTGTTTGATACGGTCCTAGTGTATAAGCTAGACCGGTTAAGTCGTAGTCAGAAAGATACACTCTATC